CCGCGGCGCGCGGACCCATTACCGCGGCGCGCGGACCCATTACCGCGGCGCGCGGACCCATTACCGCGGCGCGCGGACCCATTACCGCGGCGCGCGGACCCATTACCGCGGCGCGCGGACCCATATGTGTTGTAACACTTTGTGTCGACGCTGTATATGCGGAATCATATCCACCGGATGTACGAATAACTTGTAGTTGAGATTTATTGTAATCCATTTTGGGATATATATGATAATTAATAAGTCCAGCACTTAATAAAGCTATAATACATATCCCAAAGGGGATTACAATTAAATTTGAAGTATATATTGCGATAATAATAATTAGAAATACTATACATATTGCAATAATATATTCTGTCTGCATCTTCAGATTTGTTCAACAGTATTTTATATATTATATGTAAAAAAGGAATAACCTTAATTTATAACATATGTAAATGAATACCAAGACCCATTTAGCCACTCCGCGATGCGCGGGCCCAATGGGCTGCATTCTGTTGCGGATAGATTGCTGCGCCCATCCGGCAGGATAGCCAGATAATACTCATGTTTTGCTATATATATTATTATGCATATGGACCAATGAGCCCATTATGCGAATAGACTAGATAATGTAGTGCTTTCTGATAAAATCTCGATTTGCTAAATTTGATTTTTTTTACTCTCAATAATTTATGAAATTGATCGTGGTTTCGCCGATTGGTCTTGAGGATTAGCATCCTCTTGTCTATTAGAAACTTTTGTTGTGTGTGTGTGTGTGTGTTGTGTTGTGTGTGTGTCATCATGTCGAGCGAGTATTCGACGAAGGATCTTGTTGCCGAGTTGCACAAGTTCGGCGGCAGCCAGCACGTCTTTGAACTTCTCGGCGGGATGTTCGACCACATGCAGTTCGGCAATCGAAACATGTTCGATTCACTTGGTCTTCGTCGCGTTTATCCGTTCACCAAGGAAGAGTCGGAGATCTGCAAAAAATTGCTCAATTGCAACTCGTTCGATGCGAAGAAGTCCAAGATTCACAACGACCATGTGGTCATGGAAATCATCTATCTGATGCTCGGCGAGCGCTTCGACACCGTCGAGTGGCAATTGAGAAAGCGCGATGGCTGGACAACGCAAGTGAAGGGCAACGTCGGCAACGACAGGATTGACATTTGTGTTCTCGCTGAGAACTACTCGTTCTCGATCGGATTCTATGACGTTGATGACGAGCTCACGTTTTGCGACAAGTCCGTCGTCACGTACCGTGAGCTTCAGGTTGTGGTGGCCAAGTGGATCAGCAAGATTACTCCTGTAGTTGAGTGAAGTGATTCCGATGGGGAGTCAAGTAGTGTATGTATGTGTTGGCTGGTGCGATCATGTTTGGAATCTTATTTCAAATCTTTCGAATCAATCATATCTGTTGTATGCTGCAAGTTTGCGGAAACTTAAAAAAATCCGTGCCGTGTCTTGGGGGCTAAGCTTTGACAAAAAACTAAACGTTTTTTTTATAATACCAAGGATACGCGATGCTCAAACATCAATTACGTCATTTACGTCAATCTTGTCAAATCTACAACTACTTATTTGATCAGGTGGTATTTGAACAAATGGGTCCGCGCACCGCGGTATTAATTCAGATTTTTGTTTGGGTATTTCATCCATATAGAAAGGACTTCCTGGATTCTTGGACCACTCAATATAACGTCTAAAAGTCCTAGGAGATATTTTAAATGTTTTTTCTATCTGGACTATGGTCATATCGCCATTTCTATAAAATTGAATTGCGGCACGCATAACTGGTAACTTATCGGCTCTATTCCATATCGACCTGCGACGTGTGTATTTCTTCTCATCAGTATCGGACATCTTTATGGGTTCTTGATGAGTTCTTGATGAGATATACAATAATAATATTCAAATTTGTAACAAAAAAATGATGACCTTACTTCGTATTTTTGGGTAAACTTGCGACCATCTCCCGTGATTTCGGAGATCACTGTCAACTCAACAAATGTCGTTGGAGTTACGCCGGCTCCTGGCACAACCCGGCGGAGATACCCGTTGACTGCTGTCAGAAGGGTTGCCTTGATTTTCCTTGGAAGTGCAACGCTGTAGCCCGCAATCTCGTCGAACTTAATAACGAAGCGCGTTGAGATGAACTTTGTTGTTGGGTTCGACCATGCTGTAAATGCGGAATTAGCATCTACACCAATATACGGACCCAGAACGCCTCAGACTTTAGTCGAAATTAGCATTTATGCTATGTTCAACTAAAGTATGAGGCGTATATACAGACTCACAGATTGGACTTAAATATAGATTTAGTGTATTGGGTACAAAGTTCGCAGGTCTGGATAAAAATTTAATTGGTGATGATCCATTAAATGAATATGAACATATTTTGCAATGACATTAGTCATAGCATTTAAAGCCAAACTTACGCCTCTTGATTCATTATATAGCGATTTTGATTTTTGTCAAATTTGAATATTTTCATTCTAAGGATTTTAACAAACTTTCGAGGCAAATAGCTCACCCACCAATCCCCCCCCACCTTTCCATTCTCCCCACCTCTCCATTCTCCCCATCACCATGGCAGCAGCCGCCGCCAACGGCTTTGAGGGACTCATTGACGCCGTCATGGCCAAAGTTGCTTCGGCGACTACGAGCATGACGGACGTACATGCTGGCGTTAACTACGACAACCAGAATGCGGCCGAGAAGGTGGGCAAGGAACGAGGCATCCTCTTCGCCTTAAAAACTGCTGTCATCTACGGCGCCCCAATTGATTCCTCGGTGATCGATGCTGCGGAGAAGACGGTCAACAAACTTAATGACGAGGCTGGCATAATTGCGGCAAACGGTCAGGAGCGTTTGAACAGTGCGAAAGCGCATTTGCTTGCGGTGAGGAGGGAGCAGCTTCTACTGCTCCAAACGCAGCAGCTGTGCGATCAGCAGCTCGCAGCGCAGCAGCAGGACTTCAAGCAGCAGCTCGTAGCGAAGCAGCAGGAGCTGACAGAGCAGAAACAGCACTTCGAGCGGCAGCTGGCAGAGCAGAAACAGCACTTCGAGCGGCAGCTGGCGGAACTCGTTGCGGCGACCAAGGCCGAAGCCGATGAGAAGGCCGCAGCTGCGAAGATCGCAGCTGCCGAGGATGCCGCGGCTAAGATCGCCGCTGTGAGCGCCGAGATTGCCAAGCTCATCAAGCGCAACTAGCGGAAAAAATTTTGAATGACCTATCCTGCCGGATGGGCATATAGAATTTTTTCCGCTAGTTGCGGGATATGATTCTGCCAAATTAGGCAGTTTTTATTCTGCCAGCAGACCAAATGGGCCCGCGCGCCGCGGAGGACCTTGCTACAGGTCATAGAATTTTTTTTGTCACAGTCACAAAAAATGTAGAATAATGGACCTATCCTGCCGGATAAGCGCAGTTATTATTCTGCCAGCAGACCAAATGGGCCCGCGCACCGCTATCGATTAAGTTGATATTTTGTATGTTAGATATTTTTTGATTAAATTCGATTTTGATTCACCAAATCGGACTTCGCGGGATTTTTGTTGGATTTTAAATTCTGATAATTGCGGTGTTGTAATTAGCTCCGACAGATTATATTTATCGATTAACTGCGCTGCAACGGTTTTACTTATACCCGGAATTGCTGATAATACATTGATACTTTTTTTGATATCATATTTTTTCAAACTATTTAAACTTGTAATCCCACTTTTAATAATCGATTTACCACCCTGTGTTTTGATTAATTTGATATCAATATCTCGATTAAAAAACTCATCAAATGAACATGTTTCAGCAATATTTCTAGCCGTTGATAATGATATCCCAGCTAATGACTCCCACATCTCAGTAATAATCGTAACATCTGATTTATCTATTTTATTCATTATAATATCCCGCTCAATTGGTACATGCGCGGCAGTATTACACGTTACCGGTTGTTGTTCATTGGGTATGTCGACAATTGGGACTTCACTCCCACCATCAGGCGGGATAGCGACGATATTATCGGCAGTAGCACGAATATCTATATTATCGGCAGTATGTATTGCCCGAATATCTATTTTTTCGTACGATCTAATAAACTCTAATAACATATCGACAGTACCTTGTTCATCTTTAGTTCGTACGGTATGAATATTATCCCGGATCATCATATGAATAGTCGAATTTACTATATTTTTATATGGGATCCCGGCAATTCTAGTTGTTGGTGCTAAAAAAACCTGACCTTCGACGAAATAATATAACTGACAATTAGTTTTTTCTCGAAGATCAATCATTTTATTCGTATTAGTGTATCTACCATCTTTAAACGATGCTGCATAATCTTTAAGTGTTTTTCTTTCAATACATGCCAGGATTTCCATACCACTCCCGACCTGTTCACATATTAAGTAATCTCCCGTGTTAATTTGCATTGTTTCGAAGTGTACTCCATTTTCATTGAATGTATCTTGAATGAGTTTATGTAGGAAACGCTCTCGCGTATCAACAATTAGATAAATCATGTTTATAGTCTTGCTGATAGCACTAAATATATAACAATAGATATAAATGGGTTTAATTAAAAATATGGCTGTATTTTAAAATTGAATTAAGTATATTTATATACATATATAACATAGTATATACATAGTATAACATAGTAAATATCTAAGATGCTTGAAAAAAAATTGATTACTACTACAGTAAATATTGCAGATGCGATTAATTACTCCGCAAATGCGAAGTCTACATTAATGTCTATATTAATTCGTAAATTTACCAATAAATGTTATAATGGATCATATATTATTGAAGTAATTAAGATAATCGAAAAATCAGCATGTCGAGTTCAGAAAACTAATTTATCAGGTGAAGGTTATGTTGATGTTACATTTGAAGTATTAGTCTCAATTATTAATGTTGGTGATATTGTCACAAACTGTATTATTCATAAAATTGACACATGTATCACATGCGAATCTAATACAGATGGCGCAGCTATAGTTGCAATCCCATTAAATAATCATATTGCAAAAGTGGTTAGTGTCGGCCAAACACTATCAGTTAATGTGATAGCGGTTAAATATGATCCATTTAAAAGTAAGATTACGGTAATCGGTAATCCAATCGAATGTAATAAACAAAACATAGTTTATAAAGTCGAAGGAAATATATCTAAGACTGAATATCCTAGTATTGTAGATTTATGTAAAAAAATACATGAATTATATGAAAACCGAAAGTTATTAATTGCGGTCAATAATGCATCCATTGATCGAATGGAACATGCAATATACCCATATAAATCAATAACATCTCCGACCGAATTGGAATGGATTAAAGAATTAAAAGGACCAATTAAGTTTGTTGATAATTCCAGTGAAGTTATTAATATTCTAGATATCTGTATTGATCCCGAATATGATTTTACTGGATTGTGGGGACGAAATCCTGCATTAGTCAAATCATCACCATATATTAATAAATATGGAACATCGGATGAATCTATTGAAATTATAAGCTGTACAGCATATAATATGGTTCTTATTATGCTTAATTCTATTTATAAATATACGAAATATATTAATGAGACATCGGTAATATATGGTAAAGAATCAGAATACAAAAAACATATGAATATTTGGATGTCGATGAAACTCACAGCTATATTATAAACCTCACTTAAACCTCACGCCCTTTACTCCCTACGCCCTTCGGGCTGCGGTCGTCAGGGCTGCGGTTTAAATCCGAATCCCATGCACTTCGGGGCTGCGGTCTAAATCAGATTCCCATGCACTTCGGGGCTGCGGTTTAAATCCGAATCCCATGCACGTCAGGGCTGCGGTTTAAATCCGAATCCCATGCACTTCGGGCTGCAGTTTAAATCCGAATCCCATGCACTTCGGGGCTGCGGTTTAAATCCGAATCCCACGCACTTCGGGGCTGCGGTTTAAATCCGAATCCCACGCACTTCGGGGGTTTGGGAGCCGCGGAAATAATATCGTGAATCAAATTGAATCTATTTTTTTTAGATGTATATTTCAAACTTTCAATATATATAGAATTATATATATAAGTATATATATAAAATGACTGAAACGGATGCGATTGGTGAAATTGATATGAAACTAAGATACATTATTAGTAATACATCAATTTTAGATTTACAATCAAAACGAAATATATTACAAACAGTAATGGTATACTGTAATAATGAGAAATATATAGTACAGCCAGATGGTACTAAGTTATATATAATTTTAGAAAGTCAGGGAGATAAAAATGAATGTTCGATACGTCTCGATTATATTAAAGATAAAAATATTATTAACATAATATATAACATAGTTAAATCTAGATCAGACAAACTAAATATATCTGCAATCCAATAATACCATGGACGATGACATACCATCTGATAGATTTGATGATATTTTTGAAAAGTTTGGCGGATCTAGCGAAAATAAAAAAATCATAATTGGCTGGATGGATTTTATTGATGGAAATGATTATGATGGGGGTAATGATTCTGGATCATCTGATGATTCTAATGATGATTCTGATGATGTAAATACAATAGGAGGCGCACTGTCTACGAATTCTACGAATACTGAATCACCTCTGAGTGATTTTGAATTACATCCAAATTCTACAAATACTAAATCACCTCTGAGTGATTTTGATTCACAAACAAATTCTACAAATACTAAATCACCTCTTAGTGATTTTGATTCACAAACAAATTCTACGAATACTAAATCACTTCCGAGTGATTTTAAATCACCTCCGAGTAATTTTAAACCACCTCTGAGTGATTTTAAATCACCTCCGAGTGATACTAAACCACCTCCGAGTGATACTAAACCACCTCTGAGTGATACTAAACCACCTCTGAGTGATACTAAACCACCTCCGAGTGATACTAAACCACCTCTGAGTGATACTAAATCACCTCCGAGTGATACTAAATCACCGAATACGAATACTAAATCACCTCCGAGTGATACTAAATCACCTCTGATGGATTTTACAGATACAAGTACTACGGATAATAAATCACAAGTAGGTAGTAATGAGATGTCAATTATGGATTTTTGAATAATTAATTGTAGTTTAAAAATGATATATAAATATAGTGAGTATATTTCAGGGATGAGTACCCAAGAATTTGATGAAGATGGAAGACTATTTACGGATTCTGAAGTGGATAGCAATATGGGAGCTGGTAATATTAAGACCGAATATATAAATATAGAAATTATAATTAATACGATTAAAGAGATTCTTAACAAAGTTAAATGCTCCGAAATTGATCCAAAAAACTCAGAAGAGAATACTAAACTACTTAAGATTCTACAAGAAGAATATAAAGATTTCTCGATAACGCATCCTGTTGTATTAAGATGGATGGTTGAGGCTCGACAATATGATGAACAAGCATTTAGAACATATGCTAAGAATCATGTGAAGTCGACATATAAAGATCGGAATGAATTTTGGAAATGTCAAGGAGAGTATCTTATTTTACTATTTCGTAGATTAAATCCGAAAGCATCAGTCAAAGCAATTCGACATTATAGAGATAATGTAATGGGATTACTTAAAAAAGATAATGATGAATTTGATGATGCAAATAAAAAAGCGGATGAAGAGATTAAAATTATTAAGGCAAAAGAACATGCAACACGTATAGATAATCTAAAAATATTGTTATCAAAATTAACACCCACTTAAGTATTATTTTGATGTTCAAAAAATATTTTTTTTACGTTGCAAAATATTTAGAACTTCTTCATCAACTCTTCTTCTTCTGCTGCGGTATACCCGGTGATACCACGAAACATCTTACGGATCTTGTCCAAGGTATCATCGCTTTCTGATGACTCAAGACCTTGGAGCTCATAGTCAACGTCATTCATATACGCAAAACGCAAATTATTTTTCAATGAATCATACTCGCAATAAAGGTTGAAGAACTTACGAATAGTTCCAATCACAGCCTCGTTTTCTTCAGACCAATTTTCCAATTCGAGACGTATCTGCTTTACTTTCTTGTAGTCGCACCCAAACAGATCGAATACCTTCGAGAATTCTACGTTTACGATGTATGTGTCACTTTCACACCCATATTCGGATGACTCTCCCTTAAACTTGATGTACATGGTCAGCATATTGCACCAATCAACGTATTTGATGGTACTGACCGACACAATCTTGAAGCAAATCCACCATTTCAGGAAGTCGTCCAGCCAAGTGTCTTCTTCATACAGCGTTGCGGCCGGGTTGGCATTGCTGCCGCCTTCCGGTGTTGTAGTCGGGTTGGCATTGCTGCCGCCTTCCGGTGTTGTAGTCGGGTTGGCATTGCTGCCGCCTTCCGACGTTGCGGCCGGGTTGGCATTGCTGCCGCCTTCCAGCGTTGAAACTGACATTGCTGTCGGGTCGGAATCGCTAGTCTTTGCAAATGCGGTTGTTTAAATTCTTGAGAGTAAAAAAAATCAAATTTTACAATAAAAAAATGGAGTGTTTATCATCATTCAAAATCGTAAAAATTAACACCCACTTAAGTATTTGACCTGCTTATATGATAATGATTACTCACTTTTTTCATCTATTTCATAAATATATGGTTTAATAAAATTTCGTGAAAATGAACTACTTAGATATTCAAATATCGGTGATATTATACGTTCCAATCTGCGACGTTTATCAATTTTACGTATTTGATCGAAAGACATCCATTGGATATCGGATATTTCGGATATTTGTAAAATATCATTGAAATTTAATTTAATCGGTTCAATAACTTTCATTATACCTACAAAATACTTATAAATATATCTTACATTTAGTTGTATAAACGTAACTACTTTAACTAATTCCGGTATAATCTTATATTTTGATTGATCAATACCGGTTTCTTCTTTAACTTCGCGACATGCACATTCAAGTTCAGTTTCTTCTCTATTTTTCATACGACCCTTCGGAAACTCAATACGCATATTTTTTGTTATCGGTGTTATTGATTTAATCAATGACAACAATATTTTACCACCATCATTCATCCAATATTCGGTAAATCTTAGTTTCTGTTGAATATACATATCCTTATTCTTATTTGTACCTAACCACGCTTGATACCACATAAAATCAAAGTTTAATGACATAATACAAGTTAATTCATGTACATACATCTGACTAAGTAGAGTTTTATATACATGTAATGATTTTTTTGTTTTATTAGCTGCTACAAATTCTAAGAATTCATACGAACATCTACCTTTAACTAATAATGCTTCTAATCGCGTATAATTGAATATTTGCTCAGCAACATTTCTAACAAGAATAACACCATATGAAGTACATGTTTTCATCATATCTATTTTTGGCCCTCTACATCGCCATGATAATTCCATTCAAAACCTAACTAGTTGCAATACAATCCTTCCGGATAAGCCAAATGTATCCGTGTGGCACGGTAATACAACTCATTTTCAAATTATTTTGTTATAATTTTCATTATATAATATATGTAATAAAAATATACAATATAAAAAATTATCGACTAAACCTTTCAAGGTTTAACTCCGATTTCACTACGCTTAAACATCACTACGCTTAAACATCACGCACTTTACATACTACGCACACTACGAACTTCGATCATCAGAGCTATCATGCGGGATATGATTCTGCCAAATTAGGCAGTTATTATTCTGCATGTAGACCAAATGGGTCCGCGCGCCGTAGTAATGGGTCCGCGCGCCGCGGTAATGGGTCCGCGCGCCGCGGAGGTCATCAGAGCTGCGGTTTATAATTTAGATCGTAGCTCCCAACTTTCATTATCTTGACATTGAATACGAGGATTTAACAATTTAATCGGGATTTGACACATCCAATGTAATGTAGCACCTTTTTCTTCTGTGTTTAGTTCAACGATATCAAACAAATCCTGTAATTTTTTAGATGCCTTATTATAATCAAATATAACAATCGAAAGTAAATATTTACTAGCTGCGACATATGTATATGTTGATGTGCCAATCTCATACATCTCATCGAGTTTATCAAATGATAAAATATTATCAGTTTCCTCACTAGCTTCTCTATAAATTGTTTTAGATATATGTCCGTCATATGACTCAATCCCACCTCCAAAGTCCTCATAAATATGATAATTACCAATATTCTTACGAATCTTACGCTGTAATAGCCAAAATACAGTGTCATTCCGACGACATCCAATCAAGATACCACCAGCAGTACATACTTGATTTGTTGCATCAATAGTGAATATAGTCCTGAGTTTTTCACGTTTTCCAGCGGAAACGTGGCGCTGCTGTGACATATGGCCAAGTAAATGGAACATTTTTTAATAATGTATATAATTTCAGTGCTTCATTTTTTATATATATATCTATAACTTCTTTTTGTCAGATTACACAACCGCAGGATAAAAGAGTCAGGTATGGATTCCGAAACGATGAAGATTTTAACTGATAATAAGATTATTCGTACAAAGTTCCCCAATAAAGTCTACAAAATATTTCAGTCAACTAAAAATGTAGACTATCTGTTATATGTATTGAATTCTAAATACAAAAAATCAACAGTTTCGAATGAATATCATGTAAAAGAATTATATCTTGTTGATTTTTATATGAAAGTACATAAATTTTGGATTCCAATTGCAGATCGGTCATATTATACGGATACAAATGTGTGGGATGCGGTTAAAATACTAAATTCAAAATTTATTAAATATGCATGCCAACATATCGAATATAAATACAATTCAAAAGAATCAAAATCATACTCTGATACTATCTTAGATACCACTGTTCTATATCAGCCAGGATTTGAAGATTTAAATAAAAATATAATTGATACACGTAAATGGGGTCAAGAATATATAGATCAATCACCGATTATTAAAACTGCGGAGGAAGCGGAAGCGGAATATTATGGATACGAGTATGCGACATCTGATGTTGTGATTGAATTGAAAAAGAAAATTAAGAATACTCCGATTTATTCGCATCCATTCCGACCAAATGGAACGCAATTTATGATTAATCGTAAGCCAAAAATAAATGTATGGAATAAGTTTAATAATGCTTTAGAAAATGTTGATAGAGAATTCCAATCACCTAGAGATATCACATATGAATTAGAAGCTCCGATTTATAATCATAAATTCCCAGCTAAATATAATAAACGATAAAATTTAAGTCTATTATATTTGCAAAAAATGCAGATTAATATCGCTTAACTGGCGGACCCATTACTGCCGAATTTTGCAGAATAATATCGCTTAACTGGCGAATCCATTACTGCCGAATTTTGCAGAATAATATCGCTTAACTGGCGAATCCATTACTGCCG